TCCATCTGAAAGGCTTTGTATATCTCTTGAAAAGATAGTCCTGAAAAACGCCCGAAAACAGCTGTCCATATTTCTTGCTTTTGCAATGGGTCTATTTCGCCTTTTACGCCTACTAAGGCGGCTATGCGTGTGAATAGCAGTCCGAATATAGGAGCGATTGCTTCGCGGTCGAGGTTTTTAAGGAGTGGGTATTGGTGTCCTGTTTTAGCTATTGCCAAAGGTGTGAGTTCCCCAACCTGTACTATTGTTTCTAATATCCTCTGCTGTTTGTCGTCCTGCAACGTAGGGAGGTTTTCCGCTTGGTGGTGTGTAATGGTTTGTGGGTGTGATGATATTTCCATATTCGTCGATGATTGTTTGTTGTGGTGATTGTAAGGGGGCTTGTGCGCTGTGTAGCCAATCAGCCTCAAAACCTCTCCACTGTTTTTGTACGATGATGCTCAGTACTGTGTTTATATCCTGATTTGTTTTTCGCACCTGCTCAATGAATGTTTTAAAGGCGCGTTCGGTATTGACGGCTTTTTTTGCCTTTCGTATCTTTAACCACTCGTCTACAAGTTCAGGAGCAAAGCCTTCTGATAGCATTGCTTTTCTGAAATTGAAAGGAGGGGGGGCGGGCGCAACTGGGGGGGAGGTTTCTTTTTGTGCGCTTAAGGGCTGATTATTTTCCTCCTCACCAAAATCTGTACGCGTGCTTTTTTGTTTCTTTTTTTCTAAAAAAGAAATATTTACTTTACTTTCTTTTTCTTTACTTTGTGCATTAATGTGCGCATTAATCTTACTTGAAGGTGAGTTAATGTATACATTAACCTCGTCCAACAGCCAATATTGCGATAAATCAATATCTTTACGTCTTTTTGAAGCTTCTAAATAAACCTTTTGAATGTTTTTACTTGTTAGTATATTATACTCACTAAATACAAATCCATCGAAAAACTCATATTTAACAAGTTTCCTAACAACCTCATCAACAAGCCCACCAGATAATCCGCCGAGCCTTGCCAATTTGTTTTTTAAAAGTTCCGAAAACTCCACAAAATACCCATTACGGTATATTTCACAAAGTAGCCGCAACACGATTATCTCTCCTTTTACAGAGAACTCCCCCGAGATAGCCAAAATCTTATCGTTTTCAAAGATTCCAACGTCCAAAGGGAAATAATCTAATCCTTGTTTATTTGGTCTTGCCATTACTTTTAATTTAGATATTTTAAACTTGTTTTCCGCTATTACATTTGCGACATAGCACTGTCAAGTTTTCAATATTATTTAGTTTATCTATATCAAACTTTTTAATACTTGCTTTGAAAACTGAAATGATATGGTCAATCTCTAAGCTATCTGTGCTACCGCATATAGAACATTGGTAGTTATACTTTTCTAACAAAAAGTCTCTAACATCTTTTCGTTTTATAAAACTATCTGATGAGTTTCTTAATGCTTTGTATCTTACTTTTTGATTTGAATTTCTAAATTTTAGTCTTGTAGAAAATTGAGGGTTCCATTTAGGAAATTCAAGTCCGGTTTTTTTAGGTCTTGCCATAGTCTTTTAATGTTAAAAAAAACTCCCCTTACCAACGCCCTGCGCTATGCAAGGGGAGACAAATGAATGAAATATTAGACTGCTTGTTTTTGTGCTGCCTCTGCTTCGTCTATAAGGTCAAAAAGCGTTGGCATACTTACTTTTTGTTTTGCTGCCTCGCAATAGGCTGCACCGTCTAAAAAGTATTGTGGATTGAGTTCAAAACCTACTCCATAACGACCTTTAAGCACTGCACGATAGGGGACTGTCATTAGCCCTCCAAAGGGGTCTAATACTACATCTCCCTTGTTGCTCATCTGCTCAATTACACGGTCGGCAATGTCAAACTGCATTGGACAAAGATGCATCTCTTTTCCTTTGCTCCATTGTGATCCGTTGAGGGTGAGCATACGGGTTACATCCGTCCACACTTCATCACTCCAGCTTTGAGGCTGTAAGAGCATAAACGAGGTGGGTAGTTTGCCGTGCAGGTCTAATGTTTCGGCTATTTTTACATTAAAGTCGTGATTATAGATTGTTTCTAATGAAAAACGCTTATACTCTTGAAATATGCTATCGTGAGGAAGTTTAGCCAATTCTTCAGGCTTTAAACAACGGTTACCTGAGGAGCGTGTAAATCCGTGTGCGTCTATTTGCCACTTGGCCCGTGTGTAGTCTTTTTTGCTCTTAATTACTGGTTCATCAGCATAAGCGTTAGTTTTATCGGTTGCGGGCTTTCTGAATAGTAAGAGATATTCAGGCATTCCTACTCCCATTTTAGTACCGTCTTTGCATTGTTCGCTCCACCCTAAGCGGTAGGTTTGACCATTTTCACGAACCACATCAGTAACGATGGTTTTCATACCCATATAGGCGAAGCCGTGCTTGGTGTAGTGCTGTATGCAATCTACGTGAAAAGGGTAGACGGTTTGCACGCCCATTCCTGATAGCCCCATTGGTACGATACGGTCTTTTACGTGTATAGCCGCTATCCTGCCAGGTTGCAGCACTCTGAATAAGTTAGGGGTAAGGTAGTCCATTTGTTTAAAAAATTCCTCATTGCTTTCAGAGTGTCCAAAATCAGCATAATTAGGAGAATACTCGTATTGGGTGCTGAAGGGTATTGAGGTAAGGATAAGCCCTACACTGTTGTCTTTTAGTGCGTGTGGGTTTTCGTTAGGATTGAGTTCTACTACATTGTCGTTATTTACGATATGGTAGTAATCATTTTTTATCTCAATACGCTCCACGCCTATTTTGCGAGTGAGCACCTGAGCCATTTCAGAATGAGAAAGTCCGTATTTTTTAATTATTTCGGTCATATTCTTTACCAGTTTGTTATGGTTTTTCCACTTGTTTTCTAAGGTTTTACGTACGTTGCGTTCGGCTTCGGTATAGATTAAATCTACTCGCACCACGTTTTTCTGTAGGAAGCGTTGCAGGCGGTGTATAGATTGAATAAAGTCGTTAAACTTATAGCCTATCCCTAAGTATATTGCCCAACTGCAATACCGCTGAAAGTTACACCCTGAGCCTGCTATCACGGGTTTTGCTCCTAACTCTTGTAACTCGCCATAAGAGAATTGCTTTATTATCTCCTCACGCTTTTCAAAGTCCTGAGAACCGTATATTGATTTTAGCGTTGGGATAGCCTTTTCGATAGCCTTGCGTTCGCTCTCTAAGTCGTGCCATATTACACGATGTGCTTCAGGGTCTTCAGCACGGAGTTCTAACATTTTAGCGATACGGTCGTCTAACGATTCTCGTTTTTCTTGTGCTGATTGTTGTAGCCCCAGTGCAGTGTCTTTAAATAACTTTCCTTGTCCGTCTTTTTCTACCCCTGCATTTTCGTGATTAGTAGGGATTTCGTGCCAACGCAAATCTAAGTCGGGGAGTATGTAGCCCATATCGTCTGCTTCGTTTTGGGTAATATCAGAAGGTTTTGTAACGAAAAGCCCCCAAGAGGACACCCATAACTAAAACTCCTCTTCTTTATGAGCGTGCAAAGTGAGTTTATCAGCCTTAGTACTATCACGTTTAAAGAAGCGTGTTTTGGCTTGTGATACGTCCATTACCCCTAAGAAGTCGGCATACGCTAATAACTCTATATAATCATTAGGGGAGGGAGTGGCCGTGGCTACAAATCGGTATTTGATATTGTCAGCACCTCTACGCTGTTGCATTGGTCCGGCATCGCCTGTGAATAACCTCATAAACTCACGGAATGTTTTAGAGCCTCCTAAGCCTCTGAGGATACTCGCCTCATCAAGACTTGCTACCTGAAAGTGTCGAGGGTCTAATTTGCCGTCTCTGATACTTTCATAATTGGTTAGGTAGATACCGTCCTTATCATCCGTTTCCTCAATTCTGCGGATAAACTTAGGGGCTACCTCCCAGCCGAGAATGTTCTTAGCGTCTTCGACAAACTCTTGTCGTACAGATAGCGGGCATACTATTAACCCTTTGCCTCCTCCTAACTTTTGAAGGACTACCCTAACAGCTTCCAGCTGGGTAACGGTCTTGTGAAGTCCAAAGGACGCAAAACAAGCACGCCTACCGCCTTCGACCATCCACTTTACCATAAGGCGATTACGGGGCTTCATTCGTGAATTAATCTCATCAAGGCTACAAGGAAATCCTTGTTTAGGAGCGATTTTGATTTTGTTCTTTAAAAACTCTTTGTACTCATTCATTTTTTGATTTGAAATTAGAGATTTGATAAAGATTGCCGCGCGCTCAATCTCCTTTCAAATCGGTTACACAAATTAGACGGCTTTTTAGCCATTTGGTAGGAGTTGGTTATTAGGTAGTTATGCTGTTTGTGATGCTGTTTTATCGTCTTAAATAGCCCTCTTTTTAGACGGGTTTTAGACATTTGGTTACGCAAACTTTGCCCCCGCTCACGGCTCGAACGTGAGTGCTTGCCTATCGGGGTGCACAGTGGAAAAGTTACAATTTAATACCCCGTTTTTGCTATTCTTAAAT